CTAGCACTATCGGGCTGGGGCAAGCAAACGGCCCGACCCCCTGAGGAAGCCGGGCCGTTCGCGGGGCCTGGTCAGACTGTGCGCTTCGAGTCGGTGGCCAGGTAGTTGGCCCGCGCCTCGGCCTCCGCCTGATCTAGTAGGAAGTCCAGGTTCTTGCAGCGCTCCCCGGGCTCCCCCTCCACCCGACAGTGCTCGTCGTTGCAGTTCTTGACGTGGATACGGTCGCGGGCGGTGATTCCGGTGGTCATGGGAGTCTCCTCGGTTCGGCGTCTCTTCGGGTAGGGGCAAGCACTGGCCCGATCTCTCCTGGAGACCGGGCCGTTCGCGGAGGTCTTACCGGTCCTGGTCGTACCAGGCAGCTCGGTCGGCCCGGGTCTCCATCCGGTTGAAGTACTCCTCCTCGGTCTCGCCGGGGAGCTGGTAGTCGGCGTCCTCAGCGGCGACCTTGAGCCAGAAGCCGTCACCGGTGTCCGGCTGGAACATGGTGACCTTCCACCCCTTGCGGGACAGCTCCCGCTCCATCCTGGCCATGCGGGATCCCACGGTTGCCCGCCGCACCTGGAGGCTGAACCTCTCGGCCCCCGTGGCAAGAACATAAACGATCTTGGAATCTCCGTTGCCCTCCCGGCTGACCTCGAAACCGCCGTACACCACCCCGTTGTTCCGGGTGGCGGGGAGGAAACCCAGGTTCATCAGGGCCTGTTCGACGTGCATGGGATCCACGGGGAGTCTCCTTGTTCTCGGTGTCTCTTGATATATCTACCCTAGCACACACATGGCGGCGGGGCAAGCAAACGGCCCGGCCTCCTTGAGGAAGCCGAGCCGGAGACGCTGGGTCAGTCGCGGTAGAAGAAGCCGCACCCGGGTTCCATGCAGGCATGCAGGGTGATGTCCTCGGGGTCGGTCTCCATGTCGTGGCCGTACTCCTCGCATGGGGTGCGGGCGATGTCCATGGAGTCAAGGAAGTCGGACATGGGAGTCTCCTGTCTCGGTGTCTCTCGGGTGTATCTACCCTAGCACCTACAGCAAGGCTTTGACAACGCCCCACTTCAACGTCCTCATCGCCCGGTCCGTCTTCGTCGCCAGCAGTTCTCGCTTCCCCTCGTCCACCGTCTTCGGGCACACGTAGTCCAGGGCGGTGACCGGTCTGGTCTGTCCCAGCCGGTGCACCCGGCGGAGCGCCTGCTGGTTCCTGGACGGCTTCCAACTCTGCTCCACGAAGATCACCATGTCCGCAGCCGTGAGCGTCAGACCCTCGGAGATCGTCTCCAGCGACCCGACCAGCACATCCAGCTCACCCGCCTGGAAGGCGTCCACGAACCGCTTCCGGTCCCCCTTGGACGTCCGACCGTCGATCTGCTCGACCCGCTTGCCGACTTGCCTGGCCACCTCCGCGCAGGCGGACACCGTGTCCTGGTAGTGCGCGACGACCAGCGTGGGCCGGGACCGCTCCGTCAGGTCGTACCGCAGCTGCTCCAGCTTCCCGGACTCCTCTATGGTCCCGGTGAACAGGCCCAGTCCGGTGGCCATCTTGTCCAGCCGGACGTGCGCGGCGCCTTTGGACCAGGCGACCATCATGTTGCCGTCCATGTCGTAGGCCAGGGAGTCCTTCTTCATCTTCCGGTACTCGGCGGCCTGCCGCTTGGTCATGGGGGTGAGGACGGTCTGCATCTCCAGCGGGGGCAGGTCGGGCAGTACGTCGTCGCGGAGGCGCTGGATGTAGCGGTCTCCGAGGTTGTCCCGGAAGAACCGTTCGTAGTGCTCGCAGGGGTCCCAGGCGGGCCGCTGGAGGCATTCGGGGTAGCAGTGCAGGAGGTCGCCGATGTCCTTGGCGTGCTCGCTGCCGTGCTTGGACTGGGTGACGTTGAACCACTGGCCGACCCAACGCCAGTAGCTGCCGAGCTTCCGCCCGTTGCCGCAGAGTTCGGGGTACAGCAGTTGGAGCGGCGCGAACAGTTCGGGGGCGTAGTTGCTGATGGGGGTGCCGGAGGCCATGTAGAGGCGGTCTGCGTCGCGGGCGAGGATCTTGAGGGCTTCCACCCAGGTGGTCTTGCGGCCCTTCAAGAGCTGGGCTTCGTCGCAAATGATCGTGTCCCAGTGCTGCCGGTACTCCTCCCGGGGGATCGGTATGACCTTGGATCGGCTGGGGCCGCGCTTGTGCTCGCCTTTGGCGTTTCGGACGGGGATGAAGCCAGGCAGCAAGCGGCCTTCGGCGTCGAAGAGAACAGGGTCGGGCTGGTCGGGTGTCGATTCGTCTGCACGTACTCGTGCGGGGCCTTCTTTTATCTCCTCGTACAGGTAGGCGCCGGGGGTGGTTTCCCGGTGACAGAGGGAGGTGTAGGGGACGTAGGTGAACCGGCTGGGGTCGTCGGCCCACCGGTTGACCTCGTTGGCCCAGGTTCCGGAGTCCAGGATCATCGCGGGGGCGAGGATGAGGGTGCGGCCGACCGACGCTTCGATCAATTGCCTGGATTTACCGAGTCCGGGGTCATCTGCGAGATATGCCCGAGGTGTCCGTTTCAGGAATTCGACGCCGTCAGCCTGGTACGGCCGCAACGGGGGCTTGACCGGCGCTTCCATGAGGGCTGTCACTGCTGGTTCTCCTGGTCCGTACAACAGAAAGGCCCCGGCAGGGAGCTGGGCTCGACCTGCCGGGGCGGTTACCGGGCCGCCGCCCGGTGTCCGTCGCGCCCCCTGATAAGCGGTAGCGAGGGGGACCTATCAAGGGGCACCACGGAGTCTTCGAGTTGATCCCTTCTCCGAGACGGCCGGGCATCTCAGACCGGCCGCCAAGGAGATGCGGATCACCTCCAGGTCAGGGTGTTGCCACCGGTGCGGGCTGCTTGCTCCAGATTGCGTCCGTCATGAGGGCGATCACCTGACCTTTCGCTGTGTCTACTGTAGCAGTTCGGGTGGTCAGAGGCCTATCACTCGTGGAGGGCGAGAGTGTCATCCACGGCCAGCTTGAACCCCTGTGTAACCAGTGGGTCCGCGTAGGCATTGGTGTGGTGTCCGCAGAAAGTAAGAGGCAGGCCCTGTTGGGAGGTCCATGTCGTGTAGCCCTGAGCCCGGCACTTGTCGCACCGCTCATGCGCGTTGTGCTGCATAGCTACCTCCGATACAAAGCCTGCAACTGAAGCTGATCTTAGCGCCTGCAGGGGCGGCAGCCCAGTGTGAGCTGCCGCCCTTTTTGCTGGTCAGGCGCCCTGGTGCTCCTGGGCACCGGCAGCGCCCTTGATGGCGGCCTTCAGGACCGCGAGAGCGGCCGGTAACGCGGCCAGCGCGGCGGCCTTGGTGGAGCCGAGGCTCGTCAGGTTGGTGACGTCGGACAGTTCCAGACCCAGGAAGGCCTGGAGGTAGGTGGACAGGGTGCGGTCCGCGAGATCCGTCAGGAAGGCGCGGTTCAGGAACTTGCGCATGAGATTCCTCTCCGTTACACCACGGAGCTGACTACCAGCCCCGCTGTACAGGGATCCGCACGACGGTTCCCGGGAGGACGTCTGCGGCGTGGGGGTGGCCGTTGATGCGGGCGATCCGGTCGGCGTCCACGTTGGAGGGGGCGATCCACCCGCAGGCCCGCATGAGCAGCCGCAGGGGCAGCCCGGTGAAGACGGTGGCCTCCTGGTAGGGGATGTCGTCCTCGGGGCGCTGGATGGGCGGCGGGAAGGCCTCGGGCAGGTACGTCTTGTAGGCGCCGGAGGTGTATTCGGGCCACATCTTGTACCCGTTCATGTGGGCGAGGGCCACGGCGGACAGGCAGGCGTTGGGCAGGCTTGCTGTGAGCCAGTCCTTGTCGCGGGGGGTGTTGTGCCCGGTGGCCTCGGGACGGTGCTCGATGGCGAAGCAGGTGACGCGGGCGCCTGCGGTCTTGCACTCCGCTTCACCGTCAACGCCGGTGGCCGCGAGAGCGATGGCGGCCAGGATCTCGGCCATCTTGGGCTCTGCCCAGGTTCCACTGGGGGCCCCGGCAACGGTCAGTTGCTGCCGGAGCTGCGCCCGGGTGACGCGCACTACTCCCCCTGCGCCGGAGATCCGTCGGCAAGGGTCCACAGCAGGGCTTCCAGTTCATCCGGCGTCTGGCGCGACGGCGTGATGTCGTGCTGGCGCATGTCCGTACGAAGGTCCCGGATGTGCTGGAGGGCCAGTCGGAGTAAGTGCTCCACCTTTTCCATCTTCTCTTCTTGCTCTTCGTACCGCTCGCGGAAGTCCTGGATGGTTTCCAGGTACGACTTCTTGAACAGCTCGAATTCATCGAGGTCCAGCTTACGGTTTTCGGTCTGAGCCGTCTTACGCGCTTGGAACTTGTTGCCTGCGTAGACCGATAAGCTCCCGATAATGGCCGCTCCTGCGGCCGTCAGGGCGTCCACTGGAATGCTCATTTAGTTGCCCCTCGGGAACCTGATTTGACTTGTTGGGATCGTATCAAGAGTGGCTATTTCGGATGAATGCCTGTTACGGGGTAACCGGAGGCGTAGGTACCGATACGGTGAACGTCCGCGATCCGGCATGCGTCACTGTCACGTTGTTGTAGGTGATCCAGGACATGGAGGCTCCCGCGTTC